ATTTTTTATTTTTAAGTATTTATAAGAAATAAATACAACAATATAATTATAGATATGGCAGACGGAACAACATATGGTATTAATTTTCCTTTTAGAGATTCAATTAAAGGGGATTATTTACAACTTACTGAATATGAGTCACAAGAAGTTAAGGCGGATTTAATTCACTTACTCTTAACTCGAAAAGGTTCAAGATATTACTTACCAACTTTTGGTACAAGACTTTATGAGTTTTTGTTTGAACCATTCGATGGATTAACATTTGATGCTATTGAATCGGATATTCGAGATGCTGTTGGGACTTTTATGCCAAATTTGTTATTGAATCAAATCACCATAAGTCCTGCTGACCCTCAAGAAGAAGTTGATTTGGCGATGGGTACCTCAACGGTGGAAAGTAGTGAATCGTCAATTTATAGGTTTCCGGGAAAAGGAACATCAGAATATACCGCAAAAATAAAAATAGATTACTCAACCAGTAATACAACTTTTGGTCCGAGTGATTTCGTTATCATTAATATTTAATATTGTATGGCAAATCGTAATATATCATATACTACAAGAGATTATCAGGGGATAAGAACTGAGTTATTAAACTATGTAAGAACTTACTACCCTGAATTAATACAGGACTTTAATGACGCTTCGGTATTCTCAGTGTTTTTAGACTTAAACGCAGCAGTTGCGGACAACTTACATTATCATATTGACAGAAGTATTCAAGAAACAGTTTTACAATATGCTCAACAAAGGTCTTCAATTTATAATATTGCTAGAACTTATGGGTTAAAATTACCGGGACAAAGACCATCTGTTTCATTAGTTGATTTTTCAATAACGGTTCCTGCTTTTGGTGATAAAGAGGATGAAAGATATTTAGGGACATTGACTAGAGGTTCCCAAGTTGTTGGTGCGGGAATTGTATTTGAAAATATTTATGATGTTGATTTTACTTCACCATACAACGCTCAAGGGTTCCCTAATAGGTTAAAAATACCTAACTTCAACGCTAATAATGTTTTAATTAACTATACAATAACTAAAAGAGAACTAGTTGTTAATGGTATTACTAAAGTTTTTAAGAGGGTTATTACACCAAATGATGTTAAACCATTCTTTGAATTATTCTTACCTGAAAAAAATGTATTAGGTATTACTAATGTATTATTGAAAAGTGGTAATGGGTATACAAATGTTCCGTCAACCGCTGAATTTTTAGGAGCGTCTAATAAATGGTATGAAGTTGATGCTTTGGCTGAGGATAGAGTATTCATTGAAGACCCAACAAAAGTATCTGACCAACCGGGAGTTAAGGTTGGGAAATATATTCAAACATCTAATAGGTTTATAACTGAATACACTCCGGAAGGATTTAAGAAACTAACTTTTGGTGGTGGTACAAATACTGCTCAAGATGCTTTAGACCAATTCACAACTGTCGGGGCAACAATTGATTTACAAAGATATTCTAATAATTTTTCATTAGGTTCGGCACTAACTCCAAACTCTACCTTATTCATTCAATATAGAGTAGGTGGTGGTTTGGCGACAAACTTAGGTACAAATGTCATTAATCAAATTGGTACTGTAAATTTCTTTGTCAATGGACCATCTGAATTAACTAACTCATCTGTTGTAAATTCATTAAGATGTACCAATGTTACTGCTGCTATTGGTGGTGCGGGTATTCCTTCATTAGAGGAAATTAGAAACTATGTATCGTTTAATTTCTCGGCACAAAAAAGAGCGGTTACCGTACAAGATTACGAATCAATTATAAGAAACATGCCTTCTGAATTCGGAGCACCTGCAAAAGTTTCCATCACAGAAAGTAACAATAAAATTTTAATTCAATTACTATCTTATGATACTTCAGGAAAACTAACAAGTATCGTGTCGGATACTTTAAGACAAAATGTTGCAAATTATTTATCAAATTATCGAATGATAAATGATTACATTTCAATTTTAACTGCTGAGGTTATTGATTTAAGTATTAACGTTCAAATTGTTTTAGATTCCGCTCAAAACTCGGGACAAGTTATTTCGGATGTTGTTGACAGAATTTCAACATACTTTAACCCTCAAACACGAGAATTGGGTCAAAATATTTATTTATCTGAATTGAAGAGTATTGTTCAAAATCAAAATGGGGTATTAACAGTTGCGGGATTGAATGTTTACAACAATGTTGGTGGTCAGTATTCTTCTGCTGAAACATCTATGGAATATGTGGATGCTGAAACAAGAGAAATATCAACGATTGACGACACTATCTTCGCTCAACCATCACAAGTATATCAAGTTAGATATCCAAACAAAGATATTAAAGTATCGGTTAAAAATTTCCAATCAGTTACATTCTCTTAACAGGTTTATTTATTCTTCAATTAGTTTATAATTAAATATGGTGTGAGTTTCTTTGAAAAATCACTCATAAACTATTTATAAATTAAAAGAATTGAATGGGTCAGTCATATAGAATTAGAACCGAATTAGGAGTTAACAAAACAATCAATGTTCAGTTAGACCAAGATTTTGAGTTTTTAGAAATCTTATCGTTAAAAATACAACAAACTGACGTTTATAGTAGAAGTTGTTCAGAATACGGAGTTGTTGTTGGGAGAGTCATAGCGAACAATGGATTTGGTGTTCCAAATGCTCGAGTATCTGTGTTTATTCCTGTTGAGGGGATTGATGAATCTAATCCAATCATTTCAAGTATCTACCCTTACAAATCTCCAACAGATAAAAATTCTGACGGTTATCGATATAATTTATTACCTTACGAAAAATCATATTCTGTTCATGCGGCAACAGGTACTTTACCGACAAGGAGTGATGCTTTAATCGATAGTACTGCTGTTGAGATATATGACAAATATTATAAATATACCACAAAAACTAATGATAGTGGAGACTATATGATAATGGGAGTCCCAATAGGTTCTCAAACTTTAGTAATGGATGTTGATTTATCCGATATTGGAGAATTCTCATTAACACCTCAAGATTTAATTAGGATGGGATTGGCAACAGAAGGACAAGTTGCTGGTAATCGATTCAAGACTTCAACGGATTTATCCTCATTACCTCAAATAATTACATTAACTAAAACTTTATCGGTTGAGCCATTATGGGGTGACCCGGATATATGTCAAATTGCGGTTAATCGAGTTGATTATGACTTAAGAGATGAGGCTAATGTGGATATACAACCAACATCTGTATTTATGGGTTCAATTTATTCAACTGCTGATTCACAAAGACTTAGACGAAATGGGAGGCCAAAGGATAATATGGGTAATTTATGTGGATTAGCTGCGGGTCCTGGTTCTATTTTGGCGATACGACAAACAATTAATTATGATACTAATGGTAACCCAATATTGGAACAATTTCAATTGGAGAAATCAGGTAATATAATTGATGGTAATGGAGTTTGGTTAACTGAATTACCAATGAATTTAGATTATTTTATAACTAATGAATTTGGTGAAAAAGTAATATCAAATGACCCAGCAATTGGAATTCCAACAAAAGGAAAATATAGGTTTAAAATTAAATGGTCACAATCACCTAGTTTATCGGAACAAACAAGACGAGCGTATTTTCTAGTGCCTAATGTTAAAGAATATGGGTGGACAGGAACTGCTGTTGACCCGACAACTGCTGGTAGTACAAGTACAAGTGCTTTACGACAAAAAAGTTCATATTATTTCGGTCTTGATTGGTCAGGATATACTCAAGGATTTAGAGGAACTACTTTAATTAATAATTTGTTAAATGAAAAAATAAATTGTGAGGACACTTTTTATCAATTTGAATTTAATAGGGTTTATACAGTATCGGGGTTTATTGATGAATTTAAAAATGGTGCTAAAGGTCGATTTATCGGGATTAAAGAAATTGATAGTGACGATTGTACAACTACAGTCAATAAATTCCCAGTTAATGATGGGTTCAGAAATTTTGATTTATTCTTTTTTATATTTTCAATATTATTACAGGTAATACAATTGATTGGAATGCCGGTTCTTATTATTTATCATTTCTTGGCCTTTCTTTGGAATAATTTTGCAGTTCCTCTTTTAGCTTTTTTAATCGGTTGGTTAGTTAAATCGGCAGTTCAAGAATTTGCATTAATGGCGGGGGCAATTGCTGGTACTGCGGCTTTTGGGGCGACCGCTGGTCTGATTTTGGGACATGCTTTGTTAGGGGCATTATATACCGCTCTTTCAATCACTTTAGGGATAAAATTTAAAGCAATTACGTCTTATAAATTTGGTAGAATTAAATTACCGATGATAACTTATCCGGATTGTCAATCATGTGAATGTATTGCCGAGTCAACCAATCCTGGTGGAGATGAAAATACTGAAAATCCACCATCAGGAGGATTATTATCACAAGTCTCTAGTTCTGGATTATATATTGAAAAACTACAAGTTAGTGGTATGGCAATACCAAATCGTACATGGCCTGGAGTTACTCCTGATAATGAAGATTATGAATCATATTTTCAATTAGAAGCGATAATGCAAGCACAATCAATTTCAGGTAGTTTATCAAAACCAACTAACCCAACCGTTTATAAAATTAATCAATCAAATCTATTTACTTTCCCGGACCTAAAAAAATATCAAACTGAAGGGTATACTATTCCACCTGGTGAACGAATTAACATTTATAATACTCGAAAAAAATATTTTGATAATATTAATAAAATTAAAGTTACTTTTTCATTATTAACAAATGGTGCTAAAAGTCATTACGATAATACATTAACGGTATTATCGACATTAGATGTTGAACCTGGTACTTTATTATCATTTGTGGACCCATTTAAAACAAAAGATAAAAATTATTTATATTCTGCAACAACCCCAACAGGTGGTTATATTGTTAATGGTATTAATGGTGTTATTAAAACAAATGCGTTTACTACTAATGTTCATTATGCTACAAGTCAAACCGGAGATGGAATTACTACTTATGATATTCCCGCGTTTAGTTCCGAATGTGTATCAAGTGTGGTTATTAAAATTACAGAGCCAGGGACTGTGACTTATCAAACTTGTCCGGGGTCTAGATTTGTTTTATTATTTACTGGACAAACATCTACACCAACTAATCCTGAAGGAATTATTGATGTTGATTTCCCTTTAATTACGGGTGTAAGTAATTTATATTGTATCAATTTATCAAATTTAGGGGGTACTGCAAATTATGAAGTTATGTCAGTTGGTGACGGGTGTCAAAGATATATTTATCCATCTGACATTGAATATTACCAAGTATTAACGGCAATAACAATTAATAAAACAGTTGTTAATGGAACTCCTCAATACAGTCTACCTAATTCAGGTACTGGTACTGGTTTTTGGTCGACATTAAACGCCAAAAACGAACTTGTAACTTTTGAATATGTTGAAGGGGATGGAGAACAAGGATATGTTCCATTGTCATATCCTAATTACGGTCGGTTGGATATGGATAGTACCAATCAAATACCAAATGCCATTTATTCATTACCAACATCAAATTTTGTAGATTATGAAACTCAAAAAGTTTTAATATTGCAAAGAGGTGTTGACCCATATTCCCCGTTGATGATGAATAAATATGGTATTGGAAAAATATTAGGACATTCGACTGAAGATGCTGTAACATTCACCGCCATGACAAGAATGAATATACCAATACAATCTTTACCTATTGGTAATGGAATTTCAGTTCAAAATCATGGAAATCAAAATAATATATTATATTCATCTTATTTTTACACGCCAGGAATAGTTGGTCAAACGAGTCCCGGATTTGTGTATTCGGCTTATACTACACCAAATTTAGGATTTTATGGGGCTTTAGATTCAACTTTATCTCAAGTTACATCACCTGGATTACCAACATCAATGTCACCATTAAAGTCGACTAATTATGTTTCAAATTTTTCATTAGGTAGTGTTACGGGAGTAGCGTCAAAATCTGCAAATCGATATTATTCTGCCAGTATTGCTGATAATTTTTACGATGGAGCTGAGGATTTATCAGGAGGTGCAATTATGTCTAAAGGGTCTACAACAAAAAAACGTATTTGTCTTGAAGTGGATAGTTGTGATGGACCAATCATCTTTGGGACTTGTGTTGGTAACCCATATTGTAAAACGGCCATCTACGGGCTAGATATACCATCAGGTGTTTATTTTAGTCCAATATTATACTCAAGGTATATAGGAACAAATGAGGTTAATATGAGTAGTTCGTCTCAAATTATAATGAGAACGGATAGATTACCTTCATCTGATTATCTTGATAATCAGGAAAATACAAATGGAAGTGTTAGTTTATTACAGCAAAATGCAGGATTTGCAGTTTACCCAATTGGAGGGGATGGAGGAACGTACAATAATTCAACAATTTCTTTAGGTGCGAATTTAGTAACGGCAGATATTGAAGGTCAAATTGCAGCAACAAATGTATTAGATACTTTAACTAATTGTGAAAAGATGGTAGGGTTAACGTGTTATCAAGGTAATGGGACTAATTTTAAGGTCAGAACAGGATGTCAGGCAACAGATGTTGTTGAAAATGGATGTTATATTATGGTTAATAAACCATTAGTTGATTTAGGTAAAGATTTAAAAACTTTTGCTGAATGGGGTTTTAGGTTTAGATTTTTTTATGGTTTATGTAGAGGGGTGTTATCACAATCATTTATGAATAATTGGGTAAATGGTAGTTTATATGCATTTCCAATACAGGTGGACACCTATTTTAATAAATTAAATCAACCGGAAGCACCAGAATTTGCTAACGAGGTGGTGTATTTTGATAATGATACTAAAAATTTTTATTACAGAAGTTCTCCATATAAATTATCAAATAATACTACAACAACGGTAGGGAGTTTTATTGGAAGATTTGTTACTGGGTTAGTGTCACCTGTGAATAAACGAAATTTATTATTTCCAACAACAATTATTAATTTAGGGATTAAAGATGATTTTTATCAGGAAATAATTTTTGACCCATCAGCTAAAGGGTATATAATGAAAAGTTTAG